TAAATTATGGCCCTTGACATATATTGATTTATCAGTAGAAAAGTTATTAGTTGCCAAAGGTTGGTAAAGATTTACATAAAAAGGTACTGTTTCTAGCCTAGAGTAAGTATCGCTTCCTTGGTTAGTAATATTTCTAATCTTTAGAATATTAGTGGTAGTAGAGAATACTTCTATGTTGCTACTAGTATATACGTAAGGATCCACATAAGCAACCCCGTCAGAACTTACAGTAGGTGTTTCTAACAGAACTTTATAAAATACCTGCTTCACTCCTTGAAAAGAGTTGTTATTTAGTATATGGGTATTAGTATTAACATCGATTAAATCGTTAAGACCTCTAATAGTAAATTGAACGTTAGAGTCGTTATCAACTTTAGAAACAGCAGTGACTAGTAGAGGTACAGCACCTAACTCGGTGCTAAAACCGCTTTTACCTATTAAAGTAGCCGGGTAACCATTGGAAAAAGAAGCTATGTTAGATGTTTTTAATCTAATGACTGCCATTAATATACGCCTATAATATCTACCACACTACCGGGATAGGATATTTCAAATTGTGTCTTTATAGAAATTGGATAACCTGTGGTATCCGTTGATGAATTAATATCTAAAGCGTAGCTCACACTTCCATCAGGATTACGAGTAGGTCTAGATACAAGGTCTAATCCTGGAGTTGGAGGGGCTGTTAAGCTACTAGAGAAGTCCTTATATTGGATAGGGCTGTAGGAGATTTGAATTTCTGAATCAATATATACGTTGGAAATATACTCAATTCCGCTGACCCTGATATTATGATCATCTGTTCTACTAACCTGAGTAACTTTAAATAGTTTATCAGATTGAGAAGTAAATATGTTACCTGGGTCTACTTCTCCCAAAGTCCACATATCGTGTCTTATTGGAACAGTATTAGCTGTCCATGCATAGGGATTACCTTCGAAGGTTCTAGTTGTGGGGTTGAACCTTTTCTGTACTACCAATCTTCCGTGGTCAAATCCATTAATAACGTTTCCAGTATTTCTCAACTGATAATTAGTGTTGCTTAGTAAGTAATAATCTACCCTATCTGAATTCTGTTTTATAACTCTTAAAGCAAGAGGATTGGTGTTAGCAGTGAAGATAGTATTCGCAATACTTGGGTAAGTAAAGTGCTCAACAAATACGTTACTATTTCCAACTGTGGAGTTAGCAAATATTCTCCCCGCGTGACCCCAACTAGTTCCAGTCACCTTTGTGGATACGGAAATTATATCACCAACAGTTAGATGGATAGCTTCTATGGAAGATTCAAAATCTACTTTACGTCGTAAATACTTACCACTAGCTAGTAAGTATTGACCAAATCGAGTGGCCTGGCTACGCCTTGTGCAACCGGATAAATCTAAGCTTTTGACATTTTCTATGTGATTAACTTCTCTTAGTATGTTATCGTCATCTATTCTGAGGGTCTCTCTTCTAAAATGATTTAATGGGTCTATGAAATTCACTTCTACCCCTGTTATAATATCACTTTCTTTAGTGCCGCTCAATATTAAACTACCATCTATAATATTTGTCTCGTTAAAGATAGCCATAGGTAACTCATCTGGCATGTCTACGTTTAGGGCTAGCTTTCCAGCGCTGTAGAATAGAATACCTCTAAACAATCCAGTAATCTGGTTAATAGTATCCATAACCTGTTTCTTACTGCTTAGAATAATGTCGCAGATAAACCTTCTTTCTTTAATAGAGGTTCCGTTAGGCAGGCCGATCAAAACCTCTCTATTACCGGAATAAGAGCCTCGCGGCTTATATCTCCAACTACCATCAGCTGTGGCGGAAACTCCTACGAATTTACCAGTTTTCTGTTCTACCGCGTCGCAATACTGCGCCACTTTGTAGAAATTGTATTTGTCCACATTGTTAAGTGGGATTCCCAAACCATAGGTGGAGTTAGTTAATAAGTCGAAAACTATCCAAACTGGATTCTGCGTCCAGTTGTACACGAAACTACCATCCCAAAGACCATCATATATAACAGGATTAGTATCTGATTGAAGCGTGCTGCCAAATTTCTGTAAGTAGAAACCACTGGATGCCCTAAGCGCATCAGAAACTTCTACCTGTCTCCAATCTATCTCTCCATTCTCTAATATAGGCTGGTTGTAGTTGGAGGGAACCCTACACAAAAGACCCTTAACCATACTAGTGACTGTTGGCACGGTACCCTTAAACTCGTCAGTAGCTTTAATAACGTACCCAATCAAAGAAGTTCTAGGGTAAGCTCTTTCTCCGTACTGTATCTCATCCCACCCATAAAACACTACTGAATCTTGTGTTTTAGAGTTAGCACTGTCATCACTTAGTTTTACTACAGAAAACTTATACCCAGCGCTAGACACGCTTGCTTTTGGAATAATAACATCAATTTCGAATTTATATGTACTTGTGGTTTTTCCAGATACGGTTTTATTTATAGAGACTAATAGATTAGCCCCTGAGATATCATACACAGACACTTGTACTTCTAAGCTATGACCGTTAATATTTCCTTGGTTATCCATCACAGCTAAGTTAGCGATGTTGAACTTGAAAGTTAGTTGATCCCAAGCAGTACCCACAGTAGTAGACATGTATCTTATAGAGGATGGTGGTACGCCAGGCCTGTTTCCCTTTTTCAAGGTTACTGGGTTAGCCAAACTCTGAGGAGAAGTAACTTCTTGCCCAAAAACTCCTAATGGGGCTTGGTTTAAGGTTCCTGTATTATATGCGTAGTAAAATACGTCAGTATTTAAAAGACCGTCTCCCTCGATGTTTAATAGATCGTCAATAGGTCCCTCGTTTATCTCAATATCTTGAGGCCCGTTAGGGTTAACTCTATATATAGGACCCTCTCCCAAAGCTGATAAAACGAAAAGCAAGTCAGTTGAGAATAGTGTGTCGTCAGCTTCGCTACCGCCACCGCCGCCTCCACCGCCGCCTTTTCCACCACCTTTGTTATGAACTAGTATAGAGTTGGCTATATAAGTGTGGTTATTTTCAACCGTAAAATTATAAACGTCTTCGATAGAGTAGTTTGTCTCTACCTTTACTATTGGGTACTTTTCTTCTTTAGAACCTACTAAAGCTTCGTCAACAGAGAAATGCTTAAACTCTTTGAAAGTGCCATTTTCAGTATAGGCCCAGTGATTATCTGTTACTAATAACTCAACTTTATTCCATAGAGTATATTTACTAACTCTTTGTTTAGAGTGGAAATAAGTCTCGGTTACCTTATTAAAACTGTAATTACCCTCTGAATCGAAGCTTAGTACCTCTAAGCCGGGGGTGATTTTCTCAATAGGCACTTTTCCATTTCTAGTGTCTATTAATGTGCCCGCAGCAAAGCAACCCTTGCCACCGCCGCCTCCTTTGCCGCCGTGAATCTTAGGTATAAACTTGCCTTTAATTAAATAGAATTCTTTAGGAAATGTAGTCTTTAACAAGTATGTTAGTACCTCTATCGTGATTAATAGTTTTTATCTTACCATCTATGAATTGCCCGGGAACTCTGTGGCACCCGTAGACCAAAGGAATTGTAGTATCTGTTGAGGTTGTATTTTTTAAACCATCAAAAGCATCATTATTAGCTCTAACTGGGGTATCATTAGATGACTGTGGGGCTGCTGTTGAGCCTCCGGGAGAAGCTAACAGGGACATGACACTGGATAAGATTAGACTTAGTCCGGTAGAAATTAAACTGGCTCCCGATAATAACACAGTGCTGCCTATAGTTATCAGCGCGGTGCTAGAACCAATAGCAAATCCGGAAGCCATTAGAGCAGCACCTAAAGCAGCGAAAGCCTCTCCATACAAAGTTATAATCAAAACTAATTCGGAGGATTGTATCTTTCTTGAGAGCTTAATATGAATAAGCTCTTCACTATTTTTATCCACAAAATACATAAGATTATGAATTTGCCTGCTGTCAATTTGAGATATATAATTAGATAGTTTAGGAAATAATGTCCTTAAACCTGCTATTAGTATCTGAAAGTCGTCAGTATCGAACTTCTGCTCTTTTACGCCATCGGTCAGCTTCTGTAAATAAGGAGGAAAGTATACAATAACCATTAGATATAATCCTTCACCTTAATATTAGAGTCCTTATCGTGACTTATAGATTTTATTTTTCCGTCAACAAGCTGCCCAGGAATTCTATGACAACCGTAGATTAAAGGTATTGAAGTTTGGGTGGAAGTAGTGTGTTTTAAACCCTCAAATGCACTATTTTGATTTCTCATTCCTGAGTCAGATGTAAGTCTTGATTGATTTAGTGGACTTGGGTTTCCATTAAAAACTAAACCCATTACACCATTTAATACCAATCCTATACCTGTACTGATACCAATAGAGTAAGCACTCATGGCAAAAGAACTTGCAGCC